GAAGAAAGAAAGAATTAGAAGAGAAAAAAGAATATTGGTTAAATTATAAAGAACAATTAAAAGAAACTTATAAAGTACATGAAGATAAACTACATCAAAAATTAAAAGATGGTGTAAAGTTATATCCTTATCAATCTCAAGCTGTTTTATTTGCTGATGCTATTAGAAATGTGTTATTTGCATTAGACATGGGAACCGGGAAAAGTGTTATAAGCATCTCATTCTCAGAGTTTAATAATTTTAATAAAGTCTTTGTAATTACACCTAAATCGTTAAAATTTAATTATTATGACGAGATAAATAAATTTACATATTCAAAGGCACATGTTATAAATTGGAAAAAGAATGAATATTCTATTGAGGAAGCGAAATATATTATTATTAATTATGATTTTTTTAGAAGTAAAAATAGTATTGAAAAATTTGAAAAATTAGGAATTGATAATATTGAATGTTTAATCTTAGATGAGTGTCACAGAATAAAAAACGAAAAAAGTCAAACATATAATAATATAAAAGATATTTTTGATGATAAAATATTTTTAAATGAGACACCTTGTAAAGTTTTTATGAGTGGTACACCTATGAATAACAGGGCATATGAATTATATACTGTTATGAATATGTTATCACCATTAGATTTTCCAAATAAAACTACATTCTATCAAGATTATTGTGGAATGACATATAATCCTGATTCTTTTGATAAATGGGATTATGACCCAAAACAAACCAATTTTGAATCTTTATATGAGAAAATTAGTCCATATATATTTAGAAAAAGGAAAGAAGAAGTATTAAAATTCTTACCCGGTAAAACATATGATCGAATTTTATTTGAGTTAAATTCAAAAGAAAGAAAACAATACAATGATATATTAAATGAGGTTAAAGAAGATTTGGATGGAAAACTTGTTAAGATTAATCCAATGACCGCAATGTTAAAAGTTAGACAATATTTATCAAATCTTAAAGTAAGAAATAAAGATTTGCATGAATTTATTGATTTAATGATTGAATCTGGTGAGAAAATAGTAATCATGGATTACTTTGTTGAAGGATTAGAGTATTTACACGATAAATATAAAGATATTAGTGTATTACATTATGGTAATACTTCTCCAGAAGACAGAAGGGAAATGGTTAAACTTTTTCAAGATAAAGAAAGTAATGTTAAAATTTTCTTTTCTACTGTACAAACTGGAAAAGAAGGGTTAACTTTGACGGCAGCATCAAAAATTGTTGTTTTAACTGAACCATATACTGTTGGTGAGAATGACCAGATTGTTGATAGATTGGATAGAATATCACAAACAAAAAAAGTTAATGTTTATTATCCATTATATTTGGAAACTGTGGATATAAAAGTATTTTATCTTGTTGAAGAGAAAAAGAAAGAAATTAGATTGGTTTTAGATAATGAAAAATATGAAACAAAAATGAATGATTCAGTCATTAATGAATTGATTAGTGATTTAAAAAAATAGAGTTATTAATATATAAAGAATGATAAATGGATACTACTAATATAAAAGAAATTAAAACATTTTTAGAGGGTGAAAATGATGAACATAAATATATTGTTAACATTGAAACAGATAAAAACCACAATTATGCTAAATGTTTAATACATAAACCTGATGGTTCTAAATATATTGATACCATCAATTATATCCCTTTTTTATTTGTTAAAGATTTTAAACTTCATGATTTAAAATTATATGGTGGTGATTCTGAATTAATAAAATTAAAAATGGTTCAACATGGAATCACTTTTACAAAACTAGAAACTGGTGGGCAAAAGAGATTGGAGAACGGTTTTTATTATAAAGTAAGTAGTAAAAAATCGTTTAATAATATAATTCAATTTTATAAGGATGGTGGTGTAAATCCATATGAAAAGAAAAAGAATGAAAGAGGTAGAGTAATTAAAGAAAAGAATGGTAGACCTATTTTTTTATATCGTCATCTTTTTTATTATGTTAGCCCTGAAGAACAATTTTTTATTGATACTAAATTAAGATTGTTTAAAGGTATTGATCATTATAATGATGTTCATAGAATGATTTTCGATATTGAAACAAGTGGATTAAGACCATCAGTAACAAGGGTTTTTTCCATTGGTGTTAAAGATAATAAAGGTTTTGAAACAATTTTAGAAGCTGAAAAACAAGAAGATGATGATGCAGAAAGAAAAATAATTATTGATTTTTTTTATGTGATTAATAAGTTAAAACCTGCAATAATTGCTGGATATAACTCAGAAGAATTTGACTTTGATTTTATCATCAAGAGAGCAGAAATTTTAGATTTAGATTTATCTAATATTACAACAACATTAGATCCGAAAGAAAAAATTAAAAGGAAACCATCAACTGTTAAAATTGGTGGGGAATCTTTAAAATATATGAGTACTATTATTTGGGGTACTAGTGTTATTGACATTATGCATGCAGTTAAGAAAACTGCAGCAATTAATAGTGATATTAAAGAATTTGGATTAAAATACATCTGTAAATTTGAAGAGGTAGCTAAAGAGAATAGAACATATATTGATGGTGATGATAATGGTATATATTCTATGTGGAAAGAGAATAGGATGTTTTTGGTTAACGAAAAAAATAATCATTATTTAGATATACCAAATAAATACCAAGAAAGTGCTTTAAACTTTTTCAAATTACAAAATAGTAAAAATGTATTATCTAAAGATGAATATGTACAAGCACAATCAAAATTAAAAGAAAAAAATAAAGATTTTATTGATTGGTTTAAGGAGAAATATGAATTAGAAGAATATAATAAAATTATTAATGGTAAAAAATTATTAAGACAATATTTGTTAGACGACTTATGGGAAACAGAAAAAATTGATGAATTATATAACCAATCATCATTCTTACTTGCAAAGATGATACCCACAACATATACAAGAATTTGCACAATGGGTACAGCATCAACATGGAATTTATTGCTTACAGCGTGGAGTAATGATAATGGTTTAGCAATACCAGAATCAGATGAAAAAACTAAATTTAGTGGTGGTTTATCTAGGTGTTTTAAAAAGGGGTATAATGAAGATGTTATTAAAATCGACTTTGCATCTCTATATCCAATGATTCAATTAACTTATGATGTATTTCCTATTTTTGATACTACAAATATTATTAAAAGAATGTTGTTGTATATGACAACAACTCGTAATGTCTATAAAAAAATGGCATCTGGAGATAATCTTAATGAAAATGAGTTAAGTATCCTAGAACTTAATAATTATTATGATATTATTGAAAAATATAAAAATAATACTTTGTTGGATAGTGAGAGAAAAATGTTTAAAGTTCAACAATTACCAATTAAAATTTTGAACAACTCATTATTTGGTGCATTGGGATCGGGTTATTCTTTTAATTGGTCTGATAATATTTGTGCTGGTAGGATTACTACTATTGGTAGATTAGAGTTAAGGAAAGCCATTAAATGGTTTGAAAATTATGGTTGTAAACCATTATTATGTGTTACTGATGGTATTAACTTTAGTATACCAAAAACAACAAATATATTCGTTAGAGATAATGAAGAAAAAATTATTAATGATGAAATATCAAGTAGTGAAGCATGGTAATATAATGGTAAAATTGGTGTTTCAGCATTAATAGAAAAGTTTAATAACGAAGTGATGAGAAAACCGTACATGGCCGTAGATGATGATGGACAATTCATTTCATGTCTAAATCTGAAAAAGAATAATTATGCTTTATTACAGTTAGATAAAAAGGGTAATAAGAAAGTAAAATTAATTGGTGGTATGATTAAAAATAAAGTTATGCCTGAATATATTGAAGATTTTATTGATAAAGGTTTGATCATGATTTTGGAAGGTAGAGGTGATGATTTTGTTGATTATTATAATTCTTATTGTGAAGATATTTTTTATAAAAAAATACCATTAAAGAAAATCGCTAGTAAAAAAAGAGTAAAAGAGTCAATTAAAGATTATGTAAATAGAGGTACTGATAAGAATGGTAAACAAAAGGCTAAAAAAGCCCATATGGAGTTAATTATCCAAGAGAGGGATAAATTAGTTAAGGATAAATTTAAAGAGCATTTAAGTGATATATTGAGAATGTATGGTGATAAATTTAAGAGTAAATATCCAAACTGTTCAAATATGAACGTGGAGGATTATAAATTAGAAGATTTGTATGAATTCACTAATGATTGGATGCCAAATGAGCCTGAATTAGATAGTACTGTTTATTTAATTAATACTGGATATAAAGCTAATGATGGTGATTCAGCAATGGTAAAAGATGCTGAAACTGGTGAAGAAAGAATGGCATCATCTTTAATTGATAGAAATTTTTTAAATGAAAATCCTAATATGATTGGAGATTATAACGTTGATAAATATCTTCAAGCATTTAATAAAAAAGTGTTACCATTATTAGAAGCATTTAATGTTGATGTTCAAGGTAAAATTCTAACAAAAATAAAGAAAAAAAGGTATAAAGATGAATTTGGAGTGAATAGATACGAGATGAAACTAATACAAAATATCTTTCAAAAAAATGAATTAATTCTTACAGATAATGATTTAAACGATTTAGATGAAGCAATAACAATGGAAGATGAGGAAATTATCTTTTGGAATAAATATGGTTATAATCCAGATATTGTTTGGGATGGATATAAAGATAATGGTAAGTTAAGGGTTGATATATATGATCATGCATTAAATTATCTTAATTCGGAATTAGAAAAGGTTGGTAAAAAATCAATGAAAAGAGTTGATGATAATATTGAAAAGGGTGATTTAATACTTATTAAAATTAAAAATGAATTTAATGTTGGGTATTATAATGGTAAATATGTGAAGATTATTAGAGAAAATGTTGAAATACCAAATTTAGAAAAAATTGATTTCGATAATGTGAATTTAGAATATGAAGAAGAATTTAGAAAAAAATATAAAATTGATAATAATATAAATTTGTTTGAATTATTTAATAAACAACCGAAAGCTAAACAAGCTTATGATGATTTGGTTTTAGAATTTACAACAGAGGAAGAATATGATTATGAAGATTATGATTTTTAAACTATTTATATTAAAATAAATGACAAATGAAGAAAAAAGATATAAATGAATTAGTTGATGGTAATAATGCATTAATAGGTAACGAAAATAGAAGTGATGTTAATGCTTATACTGAAACAGAATCAAATAGAACAACAGATTACAATGTTATGGTTCATGGACAGAATTATGGTAGTGATTTTCTTGGTAGATTTGGATTTTATTTTTATGAGAGTGATGATGATAGTGTAAATGTTGAAAAAATAGAAGAATTTATTAAATTATTAAAAGTTTTAAAAGATGATATGTATTCTTTTTTTAAAGCGAATAATATTAATAGTTTAATGGTTGGTTTTGATAAATATATAGAAAATGTGCAATCACAATTAAAAGGAACTATCACTGAATCTAAAATTGCAGAAGATAAAATAAAAAAAGAAAAAGATCGTACTGGTATTGTTGATGAAAAAGATGAGGATGAATTTAGTGATAAAATAAAAGGTATTGCTGATGTTTTTTCTAAAATGAATAAAAATGATATTAATAAATTAATAACTTTATTAGAAAAAAATAAGCAGTATGAATAGTAAATTATATGGTAATGATTATAAAATACCAGATAAAATATTAAACTATATAAATAAACAAGTATTGGTTCATTCAGATCATGATGGTGTGAAAAGAGGTAAAAATTTGTTGAAAACTAAGAGTATTACTTATTCTGGATTAAAAAGATTAAAAAATTTTTATGATGAATATGAAAAAAATAAGGAAGATGAAATAAAATATAATTTGAGTGGTGGTGATTTAATGAAAGATTTTGTTGAACAAACTTTAAAAAAAGAAAGAAAGGGTGTTGAGATTTACGATAAAACAACAAAAGATTTCAAAAATAATCTTTCGTTAACAAACAAAAATAATCACAAATTAACTGAATCTATTAATGATTTAAATTTAAATGTTGTTTGTGTTATTTTTAATAATGAAAATAGAGTACTTTTATTAAAAAGGTCTTCATATGAAGACCAATGGGAACCAAATAAATGGTCGTTACCCGGTGGTATAATTAATAAAAATGAAAAAATAATTGATGCATTAAATAGAGAGATTAAAGAAGAAACAAATATAGAAATAAATAAATATATTGCTTCCTTTTCTATTATCAGAAATAACAATGTTGAATATGTTTATGTTTGCAAATATGAAGGAAGTGATGAAGATATTACATTAGATGAAGAAAACTCTGGATATGGATGGTTTTCTGAACCAGAAATAAAATTTTTAAATACTGTTCCTAATTTAATGGAATATATTTCAATTGCAATAACTAAATACTAAAAAAATAATATTATGAGTAGATTATTAGAATCGGGAAAAGAATATAGGGAGAAATTAATCGCTAAAAATTCTTACAATAGAAATAATGAATATACTAATTCACATAAGAATGCTTTGTCTGACGGTGATGAACATGGTAGGGGTGAACTTAATGGTACAATTGGAACCTCTGTTGATATTAAACAAAGAGAAACTTTAATAGCAAAGAATAAATATAATAGTAATAATGAATATGGTGAATCGGGTACTGTTTAATGAGTGATAAAGATGATTGATAGAAAAAAGACATTTATTGAAAAAGCAATAAATAAATATGGTGATAAATATGATTATTCTTTAGTTGAATATGTTAATAGTAAAACTAAAGTAAAAATTATATGCTCAATACATGGAGTTTTTTTTAAAACTCCTAATGATTTATTGAATGGATATGAATGCACGGAGTGTTCAAAATATAAAAATAATAAAGTAAAAAAAAATAAGGAGAAAAAATATTTTATAGATAAATCAAATAAAATACATAATAATAAATATGATTATTCATTGGTTGAGTATGTAAATAATAAAACTAATGTGAAAATTATATGTCCAATACATGGAGTTTTTGAACAAACTCCAATTAGGCATTATAAGACAAATGGATGTAAAAAATGTTCATATGATCAAAGAAAACATACTAATGAAGATATAATCAAGAAGTTTAAAGAAACACATAAAGATAAATATGATTATTCGTTGGTTAAATATAATTCATATAATGAAAGAGTAAAAATTATATGTCCAATACATGGAGTTTTTGAACAAACGCCTAAATTTCATATTAAAGGTTGTAATTGCCCTAAATGTTCCAGTAAAAATATTATTGATGCTAAAAGAGATGATTTAGATTCTTTTATAAAAAAAGGTAATTTAAGACACAATAATAAATACGATTATTCGTTGGTTGAATATGTTAATAGTAATATTAAAGTTAATATAATTTGTCCTATACATGGTATTTTTGAACAACCGCCTAGAGATCATTTATCTGGACATGGTTGTGGAAAATGTGGACAAATAATATCAAAATCTGAAAATGATATTTATGAATATATTAAAAGTATTTACAATGGAAAAATAGTAAGAAATAATAGAAAAATATTAGATGGTAAAGAAATAGATATTTTATTACCAGATAAAAACATAGGGATAGAATATTGTGGTTTATATTGGCATTCAAATTTATTTAAAAACGATAAATATTATCATAAAAATAAGATGGAGGATGCATATAAAAATAATATTAGATTGGTTTCTATTTTTGAAAATGAATGGTTGTTAAAAAAAGAAATTGTTAAATCGAAATTAAAACATATTATTGGTATTAATAACACTAAAAAAATTTATGCACGAAAAACAAAAATATTTGAAATTAATAATAATTTATTTAAAGAATTTTTAAATAAATATCATATACAAGGATATAATAAGTGTAGTGTAAAATATGGATTGTTTTATGAAGATGAATTGGTTTCTGTTATTGGTTTTAAAAATAATTCTAATTATTGGGATTTAAATAGATTTGCATCAAAATACATTGTTGTTGGCGGTTTTAGTAAGCTTTTAAAGCATTTTATAAAACAGTATAATTGTGAAAAAATAATAACTTTTGCAGATTTAAGATATACTGATTTATATAATAATTTATATTTAAAAAATGGTTTTAAAAAGGTGCATATAAGTAATCCAAATTATTTTTATTTTAAAAATAATACTATTGATTTGGAGAGTAGAATTAAATA